AGACCGTGGCTGACACCTACGTCCACTTCGGTGCCGGACAACTCGACAAGTTCAACGACTGGACCGGCGGCGAGTACGTCTATGGCTTCAAGCCGCCAACGACGGCAGCAACCCAAAGCACTCAGGGAGATGCTACGTCGATCCTGCTCGACGGCATCCTGCAAACGGGCGGTACTCCTGCGTTGATCAACGCCCAGTTGTTCGCGGCCACGATCCATGCCGAACAGATTTACAGCGGACAGAGTGCCTCGGAGAAGTGGTGCGTGAGCATGGGTAACCATGCCTCCGGCTCCTTGGGCACGGACCGCGCTGCTGTCGCCCGAAGGCACTGGCTTGGCGGCTACCGAGCAGGGCCGATGGCGAAGGCGCTCACCATGTTCCGTGGCAGCATCGCGCGCGGCTTGTGCCCAATGGCTCCGATCGTCAGCTTCCACTGGCTCCGCTCGCCTGACGAACTGTACGGACCCATGGGTCAGATGAAGGACGTGCGCATGGTCAACATCCGCGACTTCGACGGCGGCGAGGAGATCACCATCGGCAGCGACGTGTGGGTGATGTTCCCGTCCTACAAGAAGGCGATTGACGCAAGCGGCGACCCAGATGATTCGTCCCCCAGTGCTGGCGAGTCCGGCTACCAAGGCATCGCCTACAAGAAGGTCACGACCTGATGGCTGGGACTTCGAGAAGTGGAACGATCGACCTGATCGACTTGTCGGTCGCAGCTCACTTTTCGGGGGCCACTACCGGCCTTGGCCTGCCGTTCTCGCAGTGGGAGAACGGCAACATCAACGATGGATCGCCGAACGCCGTTGACCTCTACGACCTGTTCGCGGCGGGCGGAGTGAGAACCGCAGCCGAAGAGCAAGGCACCGCAGGGACGGACACGATCACTGCTCGAAGCGGCTCGGTCTATGCAGATCGTTGCACTCCTGCCTACGACTGGTTTGAGCGCATCCACATCCTGCCTCGAACGAAGATCGACTTCGGGAACATCATCACAACCGTCTCCGACACCTACCTGATCCACTGCGCTCTGCGCACCGACACCACGTCTCTGAGTGCTGTGGTCAACAACGCCTCGCCCGGCGTCGAGCTGCCCGACCTCACTCCACCGCTGACCGTCTATCCGCTGCAATCGCTCCTGCGCAGCACGTCAACCTCGAACAACGGCGGCGCTGCCTTGGGCATCCTTGCCCAGACCAGGGTGCAGGCGTTGCAGGATGGCCTGCCGGTCTTTGACTCCTCCCTGGAGTTCCTGTTCGCGGCTCCGGCCAACGACGTGACGCTGCTGGTCACGGGGCGGCGCATCGTCCTGATCCCTGCGATCTACGAGGCCCCACTCAACGAGACACTGTCCTGGCTCACCGACGTGGCTGAGGCACTGACCGGTGCAGAGCAGCGCATCGCGCTGAGGAAGAATCCGCGCCAGTCGTTCGCTGTCCGGTATCTAGTTGACGGAAACGACAGGCAGCGACTCCAGAACCTCTTCCTCGACTGGGCTGATAACTTCTTCGGCCTGCCTCTGTGGCACGAGCACGTGAAGCTGACGGCCAACGTCTCCGCAGGGACAACGACGTACGCAATCTCCGGTGCCAACGACTGCGACTTCCGCGTCGGCGGCCTTGCCGTCATCTTCCAGGACTCGTCGACCTACGACGTGGTCGAGATCACCTCGATCACCAACACGCTCCTCAACGCCGTCAGCGGCAGCGTGAATGCCTACTCGACAGGCGCGATGGTGGTTCCGCTGCGCATCGCCGTGCTGAAGAGCACGGTCTCCGGGGTTCGCCATCCGAACAACCTCGAAGAGTTCTCGATGATCTTCGAGGTCACCGACAACAACACAGGTGTGGTGACCGAGAGCACGACCCCTGGGTTCTGGAGCACGTACAACAGCAAGGTCCTGTTCGACGACCCGAACTACATCGTTTCAACGATGCAGCAGGACTACAACCGCCGCGTCCACCGCATCGACAACGGCACTGGCCTGATCGAGCAACAGAGTCTTTGGGACCGAGGCAAGCGGTCCCACGCAAAGGGCTTTATCTTGCGAACTCGCGAGGAACTGATGACCTTCCGCCGCCTGCTATCAGCCCTTCGAGGCAAGCAAAAGTCGTTCTACATCCCCACGTTCATCGAAGACGTCACTGTGGTTGCGACCCTCACGAGTGGTGCGAGCACGATGGATATCCAGGCTCAGGAGTACGTGCGCCTTGCACGCAACCGACTGCCGCACTCGATCATGCGGATCACGTTCACGGGCCTGACGCAGTTGGTGCGCACGGTGCAGTCCTCGGCGACAGTGAGCACGACGGTCGAGCGGCTGACCCTTGACACCACATGGCCTTCGACCAAGACGGCAGCGGAAGTGCTCCGTGTCGAGTTCTACGAACTGGTCAGGTTCGATACTGACGACATCGTCATCACTCACGAGCGCATCGGCCGCGCTCGCAGCACGACGCCACTGATCCGCACCTTCGACGCCAACTGACATGACATCGTTCGACACCCTCGAAAGCAGCGTAGAAAGCTCGCGCCCGATCGAGCTGTACCAGATCACGATCGGCTCGGACGCCTACAGATACACCAGCGCCGAGGACGAGATCACGGCCGACGGCAACCTGTTCGAGCCGATCGCGATTGCACGCAACTCGATCGAGCAAGGCTCAGACTCCTCAGACCGCACCCTGAGCTTGACGGTTCCGGCAACGAACCCGTTCGCCATGCTGTTCGTCAACGTCGCCCCAGGGGAGCGCGCCACGGTCACCGCCTACCGCTATCAGCGCGACGAGAGCCCGGCCTTCGACACCACGGTCCTGATCTTCAAGGGCACCGTGCAGTCGGTCCGCTTCAGCGAGGACGGCACGGTCGCCGAGATCGCGGTTCGCTCGATCGAGACGGCGCTCAACCGCACCATCCCGCGCTTCTCATACATGGGGGTGTGCAACCACTTCCTCTACGACCAGGGCTGCAAGGCGGACCCTTCGAGCTTCAACCACATCGGCGTGGTCACCGCCGAGACCAACTCGGTCGTCACCGTGACCGGCGCATCAGCCTCTGGGCTCGACTTCGTCGGTGGCTACATGCGCCCCGTCTCGGTCAACGACTTCCGAATGATCCTCGCGCAATCAGGGGACCAGCTCACGATCCTGCTGCCGTTCCCAGAAGCCCTCTACGGCGGAAGTGTGCAGTGCTTCGCTGGCTGTGACCACATCATCGACAGCGACTGCGCGTTGATCTTCGACAACGTCATCAACTTCGGCGGGTTCCCGTTCGTGCCCGCCCGCAACGTCTTCGAGACAGGGCTCGACTGATGCAGCAACTCAAGGTCGTGCCAGACTGGTTCTTCCGCCTCCCGAAAGCCGTGCAGTGGCTCGCGGTGCTGGCAGCGATTGCAGCCCTGGTGTGGGAGCACACGCGCGTGCGTGGGCTGCACGAGCCGCAGCAGGCGTTCGTCGCGACCCTGATCATCCTGGCGATCACGATCGCGTTGCGCGAGTGGGTACTGCCGAAGCCGAAGTTCGAGAACGCGAAGCCTGCCGGGATCGGCGACTTCCAGTTCCCGACCGCGACCGAAGGCCGAATCGTCCCGCTGCTGTGGGGCCGAGTTCGAGTGCGCGGACCCAACGTCGTCTGGTACGGGGACCTTGATCAGGAAGCGGTTACCAAAAAGGTAAAGGTCACGCTGTTCAGCTCGACGAGGTTCATCTCCTACTACAAGTACAACCTCGGCGTGCAGCTCGCGGTCTGCCGTGGCCCTGGTGTGGTGCTGAAGCGCGTGTGGATCGGCGAGGAAGTGGTCTACAGCGGCACGGTTGCCGGTGGTAGCCGCTTCGACATCGACGAGACAGAGCTGTACGCGGTCAACCCGAACAACGACGGCGTGCAGGCGACCGTCGACTTCTACTCCGGCGACGACTCGCAGCCCGTCAACACCTACCTCAACGACCCGTCGCGCCAGCAGATCACCACTGCGGCGTCGCCGACCGCGCCGCGCTACGCAGGCACGTGCTACCTCGTCCTGCGCGAGATGACGAGCGCTGCACCAACGGTCAGCGACAATGGTGCCTATCTCGGCAACTCGACGTCGATCCGGCCGTGGTCGTTCGAGCTGGAGCGCTACCCCGCACTGTTCGACGGGCAAGCTGCTGGCGAGAACAAGATCGGCTCGATCGACGCGAACCCGATCAACGTCATCTACGAGCTGCTGACCAACACCGAGTGGGGCTTCGGGTTCGCAACAGCCGACATCGACGTTGGCATCAACAGCTCGTTCCTGTCTGCCGCTGACGAGATGATCACCGAGGGCAACGGCTTGTCGATGATGCTGGATCAGTCGACTCAGGCCAAGGACCTGATGGATCTGATCAGTCGGCAGATTGACGGTGTCGTATTCCTCAACCAGCGGACCGGCAAGTGGACCATCAAGCTGGCCCGTGCCGACTATGACATCAACACCGTCCACCAGCTCACCGAGGACAACATCGTCGCCGAGGAGAGCTTCAGCCGTGGCTCGTGGGAGGACACCAGCAACCAAGTGAAGGTCAAGTTCACCAACCGGGTGAACGACTACAAGGAGAGCTACGCGAGCGCCCAGGACATGGCGAACGCGATCATCAGCGGCGGCGGCAGTGTGACCGCCCCCTTGGGCTTGCTGTCGCAGCCGAGCTACCCAGGCGTCATGGACGCAGGGCTTGCCGCGAAGATCGCGTGGCGTGACCTCCGCGCCCAGAGCTACCCGATCGCACGCGCATCGCTGAAGGTCATGCGCGATGGATGGGACCTGAGCATCGGCGACGTGACCGCCTGGACCAGCACGATCCACGGCTTCACCAAGATGCCGGTGCGCATCACGCGCATCAACTACGGCGACCTGACCGCGAACACGATCACGCTGACGCTCGTGCAGGACGTCTACAAGTACTTGGCTGCTTCGTCAGGGGCACCGCCGTCGACCAGTTGGCAGCCGCCGTCTGTCGGCCTCGTGGCCTACCCGAGCACCAAGCAACTGGCGTTTGAGGCCCCGCGCGCGATCATGACCCGTGACCCGGAGCTTGTTGGCAGCACTGTCGGCAACGAGTTCACCTACGCACGGGTCTTCTGTGCAGCGCGCAGGCAGGGCCGAGAACTCGGCTTCCGCATCACGCAGCGCAACTCTGCTGGCATGCCGAGCGGCAACTACCTGGACAACGGGGACATCATCGGATTCGTCAAGATGGGCGAGCTGACCTCTGCCCTGGCTGGTGGTACTGCAATCCCGACGACCGTGATCCAGGTCGACCCAGACCCAGACAGTGCTGCCTCGATCCTGGCGGTCATCGACAACAACGCAAGCCTCGATGACCTTGGGCAGGACCTAGCCAATCTGGTCCTCGTGGACAACGAGTTCATGCTGGTGTCCAGCGCTGTGCTCAACACAGGCAAGGTCGACTTGACCAACGTGTACCGTGGTGCTCTCGACAGCGCCCAGCGGTCGCATGCGGCGGGAGCTTCGGTCTTCGTACTGACATCTGGAGCAGGGCTCGCAGACACCTCATTCCCGTACACGCGAAACGTGGATATCCAGCTCCGAGCCTTCTCCACACGGGAGGTCTACCCCGGCAGCGCGACGACCATCACGATCGCAATCGACCGTCGCGCAATCCGCCCGTACCCACCGAGCTGCACCCTCTACAGCGGCGGCAGCACGGCCTTCGCCACGCCCAACGTGGACGCGGACGGCAGCGGCATGAACGGCACCGGGGTGAACATCGCGTGGCGGCGTCGCAGCCACCAGAACACCGACGAGGTCGAGGAGATGCTCGCGGACAACACGCTGGTCGCAGCCTCGACTGAGTACCGCGTGGTGGTCTCTGTCGACCCGGATGGTGCGAACACGACGGTCTTCACCAGTTCCTGGGCAACCGGTGTCGGCCCGGTGTTCCTGAATCGACTGCTGATCTGGAACGAAGCAGCGGCAGGGACTGAGATCAGGATCGAACTCCAGACCCGCCATGACGTGGCCTACGGATCATTCTCAGCAATCGACCTCACCAGCCTCTACCAGTTGCAGCACGACGTGGTGCCCACCAGCGCCTTCACGGCGCGGTTCTACCTCGGCGGTCACCTGAATGGCGGCACGGCCTCCAACGCCTACACAGCGGCTGCCACAGGCACGTTCACGGCCGAGATCGGAGCTGCCTACTCGACCTCGGTCGTCGAGGTCTCGATCAATGGCGGTGCCTATGCGACAGCCATTGCTGCTGGTTTGACATCTGGGACGTTTTCTGCAACCAGCGCGGATACAATCAGGCTTCGACACACGGTTAGCGAGTCGCCCTCTCCGCAGCTCGTTCAGATCAAGAACCCGTCTGCCGTGATCGTCGCCTACGGCGTGATGACCAACTGATATGCCTCTCAACGAAGCCAATCTCGCGAAGCTCTTGTGGGACGAAGCACTGATTGGCATTGCTGAAGTTGGCCTTGACGACAAGTTCCTGCACGCCAACCCTGCATTCTGCGCAATCGTCGGCTACTCCGAGTCGGAGCTACAGGAGCGGACCTGGAAGTCGATCACGCACCCAGAGGACCTGCATGGTGATGAGTCGATGGTTGAGCAGCTCACGAAGGGTGGAGTTGCTCGCTACTCAATGGCCAAGAGGTACCTGACCAAGTCCGGCCACGTTGTATGGGTAACCTTACAAGTCTCTGCCTATCGAGACAGCAACGGCAAGCTGGTCCTTCTTCTGTCGCAGGCCAAGACGGTGGCGGAGATGACGGTGGTGGAGCAGGCCAGCAGTCGCCATGCTGGGTCAGCGGTCTTGATGCGCGAGAACCTGAAGTGGACCGTGGCGGCAGTCGCTGGACTCGGGCTGTCCGTCAGTGGCGCTGTCCTCAAGGACACCACGCTCCAGACCACCGGCCTCACTCTGCTTGGTGGTGTGTTCGCTGGCTACAGCCTGTCTCGAACTGCGAAATAAAGGCTCTGCGGGCCACCTTCAAGAAGCACGGCGTGAAGCACAACCCGCCGCGCTCCTTGTCACCGGAGCAACGCGAGAAAATGCGCGAGCGGGGCCACGCCCTAGCAAAACGTAAGGTAGTCTCAGAGCAGCAACCAACAATCTCGGTTGCCCAGGAGACTCCATGAAGATCGCTCTGTCCCTTCTTCTTCTTCTCGTGCTTGTCGCAGCATGCACCTTCACCGCTCATTCCCGAACCTGGGACCCGGAGACCGGAAAGCAGCTCACCGACGAGTTCGTCAACATCAAGCTCGGTGACGTGTCGGTGCGCACTCCGAAGATCGCCGTCTCGATCGGCTTCGGCGTGACGGACAACATCCGCTTCGAGATGTTCGACTCCAACGGCGACGGCAAGCCGGACCTCGCCAAGGACCCGACCAGCGGCAAGATGTACGAGATCAAGGAGATCGTTCCGGTGCCCTCTGGCGGCCGGTTGCGTGATCTGCCGATCGTGCTGCATCGCAACGACCCGAGCGTGCCGCTCACGAACAACCCGCCGTACTGCGCGGAGAAACTTCACGACCAGTTCGGCTTTGACGACCTGTCCGAGGATACCAACGGTGAGACCTACATGCGCAACCGCGTGATCGTCTACGACGTGACCCCTGGGTTGTCCCCGCTGGACACCATCGTGCGCATCGGCGTTCGCACCAGCACCGACATCGGCTTCGCTCGTCTCCAGGACTTCCCGGACCTGCGATACGAGTTGCTCAACTCGATGCCCGAGGACTCGGCGATGCCGACGTTCCTCGTGGCGCACGTCGAGGGGCCGTGGTGGCGCATCGCGCTGTGGATGGCCGCGTCCGGCACCAAGCGCTTCTGGTATCGCGGCCTCGGCAGCGACCCTGCCGATGCCCTGGGCTTCGAGGTCGTCGGCGACAACGGCGAGAAGATCACCTTCTTCGTCGGCACCAACAGCGTCCTGACCATCAACCGGTGATGCGAGTCCTACCGCTGATTCTGCTGGCCTCGTGCGTGGCGGTACCGCCACTGCCTCCGCCTCCAGTGTTTCCCACGCTGGAGATCATGGTCGGAGGCAACCGCGCGAGTGCCACGCATCTCGGCGGCGGGACCTGGATCACCAACAGGCACGTGCTCGGGGAACTGGCCACCACCGCCATCCTTGGGCACCAACACGTCAAGGTCTTCCGCGACGTGGAGGGCGTTGGGCAACAACCGAGCCACGACTGGGTCACGTTCAGTACGAGCCCAGTAGTGGCCTTCTCCTCCCTGCCAGTCGACCTCGATGCTCCCATCGCCCCCGGCGAGCATGTGTGGGTCACTGGCTACGGGCATCCAGGGCGGGACGTAGCGCACCAGGGCAACCTGATCGCAGCCACCGTGGATGAGTCCGACGTCAGAGAGCGCCTGCTCTCCCTGCGGTTTCCTGACGACCGTGTACACCCTGGCCTGTCCGGGGCTGCGGTGGTCCACCACAACACGGTCGTCGGGATCATCGTGGGCCGTCAGGTTGTAGACGGGCAGGCCACACAGCTTGCTGTTCGACCTCGCGAGCGGTAGCGTGCGCCGCGCATGGGGTGGCGTCCATGCCGCGTGCAGCCGTAAGTTGAACGGCGGCTGCACGCGGACCAGCCTTAGAACCCAGAACCCAGAACCCAGAACCCAGAACCCAGAACCCAGAACCCAGAACCCAGAACCATGACCTACGTACCGAAGACGAAGCCATTCGCGCATCAGCGCGAGTGGTTCGAGAAGACTCGCGACACCGAAGCCTATGCCATCCTGTGGGAGCAGGGCACCGGCAAGAGCAAGCTCACGATCGACACCGCTGGCCATCTGTTCGAGACCGGCAAGATCGACTGCCTGCTGGTGATCGCGCCCAACGGCGTGCACCGAAACTGGACTGCGAACGAGGTCCCGGCCCATCTGCCTGATCGGATCGCAGAGCGGACCGAGATGTTCTGCTGGCAGAGCGCGAAGAGCGGCACACAGCGCCACATCAAGGAAGCAGCTCGCGTAGCGCGCCACACCGGACCGATTGTCGTTGCCGTCAACTACGACGCGGTGGTCACGAAGGCCGGTAGTGCATACATCAACTCGCTGCTCATGAGTCGCAAGGTGCTGATGGTGCTCGACGAATCGGCACGCATCAAGAACCCGACCGCGAAGCGCACGATGCGGCTGCTCGCCCTGAGCCGACACGTCAAGTGGAAGCGCATCCTCACCGGAACCCCGGTCGCGAACTCGCCGTTCGACATCTATTCGCAGTTGACGTTTCTGTCAAGCGAGGTGTGGAAGCCAATCGGCTGCGGCACGTTCACCGCGTTCAAAACCTTCTTCGGCATCTGGGCTGACCGCATGGACCCTAGGTCCGGCAGGAAGTTCAAGGAGCTGCTGAAGTACCGCAACCTCGAAATGCTCACGAAGGTCGTCGAAGGCATCAGCACCCGAGTCACCAAGGTCGACGTCCTCGACCTGCCCGAGAAGCTCTACACCAAGAGGTATTTCGACCTCGGCGACAAGCAGCAGGCGCACTACACGTCGATGAAGAAGACCTACCAGACGCTGATCGCAGCCCAGGAGGTCACCGCGATGCTTGCGATCACGCAACTCTTGAGGCTTCAGCAGATCACGTCAGGCTTCGTGGTTGACGAAGAAGGCAAGATCCTCGACCTGACCGAGAACCCGCGCCTCGAAGCCCTCGTCGAGGTCGTCGAGGAGACCCAAGGCAAGATGATCATCTGGGCCAAGTTCCGCCACGAGGTCGATCAGATCATGGTGGCCCTGCGCGAGAACGGCGTGAAGGCAGTCCGCTACGACGGGGCTGTCGACGCTGCTGGCCGCACCTACGCGATCGACCTGTTCCAGAACGGCGATGCTCGCGCGTTCGTGGCGAACCCGGCTGCGGCTGGCGAG